AACTAAATCATTTCACATGTACAACATATTTATATGTAAATACATGTGATATGAAAAAAGTGGAAATGAAAGATAAGGTCTTCGGTAAGTTAAAAGTCTTACATGAAGACCTTTCTAATGATCATAAACATACAAAATGGGTATGCGAATGTGAGTGTGGTGTAATTAAAAGTATTAGTGGTGACCATCTTAGACGTGCTTTAATAGTGTCGTGTGGTTGTAAAAACAGATTAAAAAAAAACGGTGATATAAGCAGTAGTTTATGGTATAACATAACAAGTTCAAAAATATCTAAACGCAGTAAAAGACGTAATTTAGATTTTAATTTAACTAAAGAATATGTTTATAAGTTATTTTTAGAACAAGAAGATAAATGTGCTCTATCTGGTGTTGACATAACTTTACCCACTAGGTGGAATGGTTCGGATTATACAGCATCTCTAGATAGAATAGATAACACCAAAGGGTACATTAAAGGTAATGTACAATGGTTACATAAACACGTTAATATAATGAAAAATAGTTTCCCACAGGAAATGTTTATATATCTATGTAATAAGATAACCGAAAATAATAAAATAGATAACCCGATAATAAATGACATAAATAATTTTAAATGGGGTCTAAACACTAAATATGAGGTAGACATAGTATTACCTAAATAATCTAACAAACCCCCCCTAAAAACTTAGAGGATTTTTTATGTAATATTATTTACACTTTAGATTTTATTTTTTGTTGGTAAATTTCTACAACAGATATTTATAGATAAAACAATGGGCTCAAGATTTATAAACATACAATTTCCTTTTCAAGATGATCCAGATGGAAAATTTTTGAAAATGAATTCAGAATCTAAAAAGGCTATAAAGTCCGATTTAGTACACTTGTTATTAACAAACAAAGGTGAACGTTTATATATGCCTGATTTTGGGGCTAATCTTAGACAATATATTTTTGAACAAAACGATGGGATTACGTCTACGGCAATTACAAATGAGATAAATCAGGCTATAAAAAAGTTTATACCAAACTTAAATGTTACACAATTAACATCAACACCCTCAACAGATAACACCCACGCTGTTGAGGTAAAAATAGATTACACAGTAACAACAGGTACTTTTAAATCATCTGATTTTGTTACATTAAAATTTTAAAAAACTATGTCAGAGAAAAAAATTAATTATTTCGCTAGAAATTTCGCAGATGTAAAAGGTGAACTTATTACATACATACAACACTTCTACCCAGAATTATACCAAGATTTTAACGATGCCTCAATAGGTACTATGTTAATTGAGTTAAACGCCGCGGTATCAGATATGTTATCCTATCACACAGATAGAATGTTTACTGAAACACAAATAGATTACGCTCAGGAAAGAAGGTCTATATTGAACATCGCTAGAACTCTAGGTTTAAAAATACCCGGTAAACGTTCTTCCGTGACTTTAGTAGATTTTTCAGTTACAGTCCCAGTTTATGGTGACACTTTTGATATTAGATACGCACCAATTATTAAATATGGTGCTCAAGTTAATGGTGCTGGACAAACTTTTGAGACTTTAGATGATATAGATTTTTCATCACCTTATAGTACTGGTGGAATACCTAATAGACTTATAATACCTGTTATTGACGCTAATAATAAAATCATTAACTATACATTAGTTAAAAGAGAAATTGTGAGTAACGGTATTAGTAAAGTATATAAAAAAGTAATTGGTACAAATGATTCAATACCTTTTTTAGAAATTATATTACCAGATAATAACGTAGTTTCAATAGATCAAATTATAACAAAAAATGGTACTACTTTTATAGATAACCCAACATCCTCAGAATTTATGGATAATAACTTAAGATGGTGGGAAGTTGATTCATTAGCTGAAGATAAAATTTTTGTCGAAGATTCATCAAGAAGTACTGATAATAGTGGTATTAAACCGGGTAAATGGATTAACATAAGTAGAAAATTTGTAAAAGAATATACTGATACTGGGTTTTGTAAGTTAACTTTTGGTTCTGGTTTTTCCGATACACAACAATTACAACAGTATACAAATAACCAATATGTATTACAAATATCTAATTTTTTTAATACTACAGCATTAGGTGAGGTTGTTAAACCAAACACTACTTTATACATAAATTATAGAGTTGGTGGTGGATCAACAGCAAATATTGGTAGTAATGTTATAAAAAGTGTTGGTATTGTAGAAACAATCGTCAATGGTCCAGTAGTAGCAAATAACCAATTTGTAAAAAATTCATTAAAAGTTAATAACCCAATACCTTCATTTGGTGGGGCTGATGAACCGTCAATTGATGAAATACGATGGATGACAAAATATAACTTTGCTTCACAAAATAGGGCGGTAACTTTAAAAGATTATTTAGCTCAAGTATTTAAAATGCCAGGTAAATATGGTGTTCCATATAGAATGCAAATAGCCGAAAGGTCAAATAAGGTTGAATTCAGTATTTTAGGTTTAGATTCCAAAGGACAGTTAAGTAACTCTTCAACTAATACTTTAAAAGAAAATATGGCTACTTGGTTAGCTGATTATAGGATGATTAATGATTATGTTTTAGTTAGAGACGGTAGAATAATTAATATATCTTTTGATATCGATTTATACACTGATAAAGCATACAATCAAGGTGAGATTGTGAATAATACGATTAACACTATAAAATCTTATTTTGATATTAATAAATGGCAAATGGGTCAAAATATTTATTTAGCTCAATTAGTAGAGTCCATAAACAACGTTGGTGGTGTTCTTAATGTGGTTGACATAAAAGTATATAATAAAGTCGGTGGTAATTATTCTTCTAATGCGACATCACAACCTTATGTAGATCAAATAACTAAACAAATAGATTTAAGTGCTGATTACACTTTATTTGGAGAGTTTGATACTATGTTTGAAATAAAATATCCACAAACAGATATTAAAATAAGGGTTAAATCTTAATGATAACAGATAGTATCACAAATTTAATTGGTAGTAGTAGGTATAAAATTGCTGAAAATGCTGACACTAATATAAGAATACAGTTAGAGGAAAAAACAAAACCTTTAACCGAGTATGATATTATTGACATTATTAATTTACAACAAGTTTTTGATGATGAAAGAAATAAATCTAAAAAATATAGATTCAGTGGTAAATTAAATATTTATACAACAAATTCTTTATCTTCAGGAGCTACAAGTACAAATTGGGATCCTTTATTTTATGGTAACCCACCGGTAGCACCAAATAATTGGGTTATGCAAATTACATACCCATATAATTCAGACTCTAATTATTTAATAAATGCTAGAACACCTAGTGGAACAATATCTTCTAACGCTTATCGTGGTTTACAATATGAAACTTTAAATACAACAACGATAAATAATAATGATTATTTAACTTTAACTGGTGTACAAACACATAACCTTAATGAAGGTGACTACATATATCTTTATAGTAGTATAAATTATAACTCTTTACAAGGTATACATAAAGTAAGAAACGCAGGTATTGATGATGACAACATTAAAAAAGATTTAACACTAGATACTATAATAGATGCTAGTTCAACAACACCTTTTGGTTTTGGTAATTTTGTTAGAATGGTAGACGCATCGTTTGATGATATAAATTTTAATAACTCAGCAACATTTTTTTTAGCCACATCTACCGATATAAGTGGTAGTACTGTCGGTTCTTTTTCTTTTGGTGAAACCATTTACACAACCATAACCACAACATCACCACATAATTTATTAACTAACGATTTTGTTGATATTAGGACAGATAACTCCAATTTATTAAACGGTGTGTGGAGGGTGTATAATGTTATAGGTAGTTCCGGATCAACAAAATTTATTATTAAAACCGCACTATCAACAACAAAAGGTACAAATTTTACCTACCCAACACCATTTCCAAAATGGAGAAGGTTAGATGCAACACCTTCAGAATATTATATAAGAAATTTTGAGGTTATATCGTCAAATATCT